GTTAGGGGAGCTTATCTTGGCTTTACTGGACAGTTATTTTTTTATGATACACAAGGAACTAATGATCCTGATTATTCAGGTTTAGGTACACGATACCAGTTGGTTTATCAATCATGACTTTTGTTAAAAGAAATATTACTTTACAGTTTAATAGTAATGGAAATATTAATACTATAAATTTATCTGGATTAAGAACGCAAATTATTGTAACTAATCCTGGAGGAAACAATAGTTATGGCGCTCTTACTCTTAAAGTTTATGGCATGACATTAGACCAAATGAATACGTATTCCAGTGCTGGAGCTGATTTTGTAGCTATATCTAATCAAAGCATAACTGTTTCAGTAGGAAATGTAGGATCAGCCCCTGTTCAAATATTTAGTGGCACAATAAGAAGGGCATATATTGATTTTGGTAGTATTCCTGATGTAGCTTTTGTTTGTGAAGCAGTATCAGGACTTTTTCAAAAAGTAAATCCTATTGCTCCATTACAAATTAATGGCAATGCAAATGCTGAAGATTTAATACAAGCATTAGCAGAATCTAATGGGCTTACTTTTGAAAATGGAATAGGTGAAAGTGCTGCACATTATGTATTACAAAATCAATACGCAGAAGGGTCTGCTTTATCACAAATAGAAACTATAGCTACTAGTGCTTCTTTTGCATTGGCCATAGAAAATAATAGAGTTTATATTTGGGCTAATGGTAAAAATAGAGATAATGTAATTATTGATTTAAACCAAAACACTGGCATGATTGGGTATCCTTCTTATTGGGCGGCTGGTTTTGTTGTTAAACAAGAATTTAATGCTAGTGTTTTAACTGGAAGGAAAATAAAACTTTCATCAATAATTCCTAAATCTAATGGATTATGGAATATTATTTCAACTACACATGAGTTAAGTACAGTAATTCCTGATGGCCCTTGGTTTACTACCTCTCAATTAGCAGCAGTAGGGGGTCTTAATGTCCCAAAAAATTAATAATGGGGTTTTATCTAATCTTGTTGCTGCTGATATGGCATCAGAAGTTGGGAGATTAAATTATATTATTCGATCTTCTTTAGCTAAAGTAAGAACCTCAATGCCTGTTCAAGTTATAAGTGTTACAAATACTGGTGGATTATCACCAATTGGTTATGTAAATGTTCAACCATTAGTAAGCTCAGTAGATGGTAATGGAGAATTATGGCCTAAAGGAATTATTTATAATGTACCTTATATGCGTATTCAAGGAGGAGCAAACGGAATTATTTTAGATCCAGCTATTAATGATATTGGCATTGCAACTGTATGTGATAGAGATATATCAACCGTTAAAAATGTTGGTAATTCTATAAATTCTGCTACTGGTCATAATTTTACCTCATCGCCAGGATCTAATAGAAAAACAGATATGTCCGACATGGTATATCTAATGACTATTATTGGCGCAGCACCAACTCAGTATGTGCAATTTAGCAGTGCTGGTATTACTATAACATCACCAACTACTGTTACAATCAATGCTACAAACATAAATATTAATGGGAAGCTTACTGTTGTTGGTGATGTTGAAACAACGGGAACATTGAAAAATAACTCTAAACTTGTTGGATCTACACATACGCATGGTGGAGTGCAAACAGGTGGCGGCACAACAGGAGCGCCAACTTAATGGCAACTATACAAAATACTTTATTGCTAGACCAATCAGCGTGGGATCTTGTACTTGATGTTAATGGTAACATTGCATTAGCTGGTACACCTTATTCTTATGCTCAGGATGTTGCATCAGCGGTTAGGACATTTCTTGGCGAATGTTGGTACAATACAAATTTAGGGCTACCTTATTGGCAAAAAATACTTGGTGAATTACCTCCTTTAGGGTATATACAGCAACAAATAGGCGTAGAATCTTTAACTATACCAAATATTATTAGTGCTGAAGCTACAATAGTGGCTTTTACAGATAGAGATATTCAAGGTGTTATATTAATAACTGATGCCGATAGTAACCCTGCTATTGTAGCTTTTGGAGGATAAATGAGTACAAATGTTCCATCAGTTACATGGTCTAATGGAAGTCCAGTATTACCTTCCGAACAAACTATATTAGCTGGTGTTCAAGCTGATATAAATGCAGCATTTGGAGGTGGAGTAAATCCATCACTGCAAACCCCACAAGGTCAATTGGCTCAAACTGAAACAGCTATTATTGGGGATAAAAATAGCCAGATAGCTTACATTGCTAATCAGGTTAATCCATCAATGGCTTCAGGGATATGGCAAGATGCAATTGGTTATATTTATTATTTAGTTCGCATACCAGCTACCGGAACAGTTGTTAGTTGTACTTGTATAGGTGCTGTTAATACTGTCATACCAATTGGTGCTGTCGCTCAAGATACTACAGGCTATACCTATTCTTGTACAGCCTCTGCTGTTATACCTGCCAGTGGATCAGTTACCGTTCAATTTCAAAACCAATCACAAGGCCCATTTGCTTGTAATATTGGAACATTAACAACTATTGTAACCGCAGTAGCTGGTTGGGATACCATATCTAATCCAACAGCAGGTTCGGTTGGTAATTATGTTGAATCTAGGGCAGATTTTGAAACTCGCAGACTTTTAAGTGTAGCTGGTAATTCAGTTAATTCACTTCAATCTATTTTTGGCGCAGTTCTTAGTGTACCAAATGTAATTGATGCTTTTGTTATTGATAATCCAGAAGCAACATCTCTTTCTTATGGTAGCACCAGCTATCCAATACCTGCCCATTCCATTTGTGTCAGCGTATCTGGCGGAGTATCTACCGAAATTGCACAAGCCATTTGGAGCAAAAAACCTCCAGGGTGCGGTTACATAACGGCCACTGGCGTAGCTGGGAGCATCGCTGAAACAGTTGTAGTTTATGATACAAGCTATCCTGTTCCTTATCCAAGTTACAATGTGACTTATTTAATCCCTGCATCTAAACCCGTATATTTTGCAGTGCAGATTAATAATTTAACGCAACTGCCATCTAACATTATTGCATTAGTACAACAAGCTATTATTGAATCATTTACCGGGCAAGATGGTGGCACCACCGCTGGAATAAATCACACATTAATATCAGGAAGATATTATGCTAATGTAACAGCAATAAGCCCTTATGTAGAAATATTAGAAATATTATTAGGTTTTACAGCTATAGGTGCAACACTTACATCAGTTACATTAGGTATTGACCAAATGCCTACAATCACAGCTTCTCAAATAGCTGTTACTTTAGTTTAAGGATATTTATGAGCTTACCTGTTATTTTTGCAAACTTAACTGGTCAGATTCCTTTATCTGATTTAGACCAGAATTTTTCCACTCCTATTACCATTGGTTCTACTGATCTAGTTTTAGGCGGAAGTATCCCTTCATTGCCTTCCAATGCTGGTGGTACTGGTTTAACTTCGACAGGAACTGCTGGAAACGTATTAACATCTACAGGTGCAGGGTGGACATCTTCTCCGTCATCGGGCGGTGGTGGTTCTGGTACAGTAACATCTGTAGGGGGTGGTGGATCGGTTAATGGAATAACTTTAAGTGGAGTTGTTACATCAGCAGGAAGTTTAACTTTAGGTGGAACATTAAGTGGAGTTAGTTTAACTACCCAAGTAGCTGGTACTTTACCTGTTAATAAGGGTGGTACTGGAGTAACTACATCCACGGGTACAGGCGCAAGTGTACTAAATACATCACCTACGTTCATTACTCCAGTTCTCGGCACACCTGCTAGTGGTACATTAACTAATTGTACAAATCTACCATTAAGCACAGGTGTTTCCGGAACTTTACCTGTTATTAATGGGGGTACTGGAGTAACTACACCTTCTATAGTTGCTGGTACTAACGTTACTGTAACTGGAACTTGGCCTAATCAAACTATTAATTCAAGTGGGGGCGGTGGTGGAACTGCAGAGAAGGTATCTGTATTTGATTTTATGACACTGGCTCAAATTGCTGATGTAACATCATTCACTGCATCTATTGATTGTTGGGA